TGTTTTTTTTCCAAATTTTTTAGCATAATTTATCGTGGACATTGCACCATTTGATTTTATTCCTCTCGGTATGAATGCCACGACATATTCTGAATGAATTGCTATCTGTTTATTACGAGCAAAGAAGTTTTTAACACTATAGGGTTTACTATAATTCCTTTCATGTAGTGGGCAATATAAATTATGTGCTTTATGTGCTGGTGGATATTCTTCATATTGTAATCCCAATTCAAGAGCATATTTCTTAGCATAAAAGTCAGCTCCTTGTGGACATCCGCCACTTACTATTATTGTATCTAAACCCTTATCTTGTTTTAACTTAAAGATAAATTCTTTAATCTTTCTTCGGTTTTCGTATTTACGACTACCGACAATACCTACTTTTAAAGTTTCTTTCCCCATTTACAATGCTCCGTATTATAAAATTCACAGAATGTACAGGCTTTACCTGGTGAGGCATTATACTCTCTATTAGTTTTATGGTTTCCTTCTTCATCATAGATAGCTTCACGAAATTCTGTGAATGCTTTCATTGTTTTATTAATACTTGGTCTACCATTGGATGGCTCAAACCTCTGTAGTCTACTGATTGGAAAGTCACTTTGTTTTGCTATCTTTCTCTTTAGTATCAAGAATTCTACCGTTATCTTATCCAACGGTACATTGAATTTCTCTGAATAAAATTGTTTGTAAAGTAATAATTGTGCTTTCTTATAAAAGTTTTTCTTGTGGAAATTCGTCCAGCTTCTAGTGGATGTTTTCAAATCAATGATAGTAATTCTACCTGATATTTTGTTTCGTATGACTACATCAAGATAACTCTTTAACTCAACATTCTTTTGCAATTCCATGAATATCGGTAATTCAATCCCAACTAACTCATAGTTCTTCTTCATGAAATACTTACCACGATGTTTTCTAAAATGGTCTATTATAGCCATTCCATCTTGATAAAACTCAATCATATCATCTTGACTACAAGGTAAGGTTTCTTGATTTTCTTTTATGATTTTGAATTCTTTCATCATCTCGGTTTTCAACATACCATTCAAATCAAGTGCTTCAGCCGCAATAATAGATTTACTATACATCTCTGTTAAATAAGTTTGAATCGTAGTATGCATGGCTGTTCCAAATAACGTGTGTATATTACCCGTGAATGTACCTAATTTATCTATATAACGTAGTTTCCACTTTAGGTTACATTCATTATAGGATACAAACTGGCTATGCGATACGTGTCCCATTATATTATCTCGTCAACCAATCCATATTTTAAACAAGTGTTGGCATCCCACATTAAATCATGTTTTAATATTTCATCAAGTTTTTTCATCGGTAATTTTGTATATTTCTTATAGACATCTTTTATAGTTTTCATCATCAAATCAAGATTTTGTTTTTCATCTTCAAACTCCGAATACTTTCCCCAAAAGTTACTACTTAACTGATGAACCAACATATAAGAATTTCTACTCATGTATCGTTTTTCACCCACTACCGAAAGAAAGGTAGCCGCACTTGCAGCAAATCCATCTACATAAGTGTAAACGGGAACTTTTGTTCGTAATATCGTATCCATTGATGAAATACCTGCGGTGATTGAACCACCACCAGAGTTTATTAATAACTTTATCGGTGGTGCTAATATACCCAAACTATTTGATAATGTCAAGGATTTACTTTCTAACTCTCCAATTTTTTTATTAAGTTCAGATGCACTATCTCTATTTACACCAGCATAATAATAAATCTTATTCTCGTGAACTGATATATGCTTATCCGGAGATGCACCTTGTGCACTTTTTTTCTGAGATGGTTTCTTTTCACCCCAATATTTATCTACCATTATCTACCCCACTTTCCATTTTTTACAATTGTTGCCATAATGCCATAGTTGGATACATCAAGAAATGCATCTTCCATCGGCTCACCTTCTACTGCATTTTTACGACCACTCATCAATAGATTTTTTAATCGTTGTATCTTATCGTTCATTCTAAACCACAAACCAGTCAACGATAAATGTATTTCTTCTTTTGTTTGTAACTGTGTTCCAACTGAAATATTACCTGGGCCATAATCATGTTGTTTATGTAAGAACAATTCGTATTGTTCTCGTTGTAACCTTTTGAACTCCTTGGTCATTTCTGGCCATTCTTGTTCCATTTGTGTTACTATATCTCTAGATACTCTTTCCGTATCTTCTGTCGGATCAACTAATTGTGTTTCTAGTTCTCTTTCTTTTATATTCATAACTTTTCCTATTTTATGATTAAGTGTGATAATTGTATTGCTATAATGATAACTGATAAAATTAAGCTGATTATAGTTCTGGTGTCGGGTACTTCATGTAAAATCAAATACGTCAATATGGTAAAAACTATTGTAGCCATTCCAAATCCAATTGGTCTTACGTACCAGTAATTTCCAAAATATTCATAATACCATTTAGTTCCGTACCAAAAAGCAAGACTAATTGGAATTCCACCTAATATAACCCACCACATACTTTTTGCCCATTCATATTTAAACTGACCTTGCATATGAAACCAAGCCCAAATATGACCTAATAATGATATACCCAAAGCCATCCATAGCTTACTCATCTAATTTTCATCTTCTTTATTTCCTTATCGGATTTTCCAAACTTTTTCACTAACAATATTAACTCTTCTTTTGACATCAAATCATAATATTCAGCAGCCTGATGTTTACTTATTTCAAAATACTTCATTATAAAAGGAACAACTGAATCATTTGTTCTTTCTTTCTTACCACTCATATACTTCAAGTAAGTCTTTTTCTTTGGTAGTAAACTACAATAAAATTGATACACGGCTTTATGTGGCATAACTTCTATCGTGTACTTCTGAAAGTGATTTACGAAAGGTAAAAAATCTTCACCCATACTCAAATAACGATTTACCATAAATGGACTAAACTTCTTTTTGTCGGCATCCGAAAAACTATCCCAATCTCGTTTACCGACAAATAGTTCGTTAATCCAACTAAATAAGTTCATTTATCTCATTTAATGGTAGTATCTCACCACAATTTCCACAATTAAAGACTTGAACTGGTGCTATAACTTCTTCGCCAGTTGGTGACATAATTGCTGATATTTTCTTTATGACATATCCTTGAATGAAAATCTTATTATTACATTCCAGACAAGTCATAGTTTCTGCTTCTTGTAAATCTACCTGAACTTGTTGTTTTGATAATGGTTTCATTGGTTTTGTACTCATTTTAATTTCTCCAATATGCTTGATACGGTAGCAATAAAATTAATCTCTTTATCCACTACCAATACGTCTTGATAAGAACCCCTTGATATTTCTGATATAACATCAGGTATCTTATCACTTGTTATATTTTCAACTTCATCATAAAGAAACCTAAACAATTCCGTGTAATCACTAAATCCACTATCAGCAATCAACTTACGAATAGTTCTGATATCAGAATTGTTTTGAATCATCTCTAAAAACTGAAGTTTAAACTCATTATGTAACATCCCATCTTTATCTATTTTTAACTTACCATCTATAGACATTCTCTGTAACTCATTGATTACCTTTCGTAAATCAGGATAACCAGCAGTTACCACGAGTGCCAAATCATCCAAGTCAAAAGATATATTTTCCTTTTCCAAGATAGTCTTAACGTGTAGAGCAACTTCTTTTTTACTTGGTGGTATTATTTTGTAAGTTTGACAACGACTCTGTATGGGATCAATAATCTTTTCTACATAATTACAAGTCAAAATAAATCGACAATGAGCAGAAAAGGTTTCCATTAGATTACGTAGAGCTGGTTGAGCAGAATTTACATTTAAGTAATCGGCCTCATCAAGTATAACTATTTTCATCGGTTGGAAACCAATTGAAGAAGCAAATGTCTTCAATTTGTCTCGAACCAAATCTATGTTTCTTTCATCCGATGCATTAATATATAGATAATCACACTCAACATTATTAACAATAATTTTAGCAAGTGTGGTCTTTCCGCCACCAGCTCTACCATATAGAAGTAAATGTGGGACATTTCCATCATTTAAGAACCTCTCTACTTTTGATTTAAGATGTACATTACCAACATATGTTGATAAATCTTGTGGTCTATATTTCTCAACCCATAATCCATGTGATTCCATATTAAACCTGTTGTGAAACTAACCAATATTTAACATTGAAATCATCAACGTTAAACTCGATATGAGCCAAACCTTTATTACTAATCTGAAGTGTTGCTTTGGAACACTCTTTATTAGCATTCAAAAGTTCTTTAAACAGATTAGCATTAAAGACGATTGAATCCGTCATATTAACAGCACCACTTTGTGCCTTAATACTGATACGATTTGAGTTTATATCACTATACCCAATAACAAACTCAACTCCACCATCTACTGGATTAATAGCAAATGTGTCAACATCAGCCAACGCACCTTTACCACGAATGAATGAATTGATAAATTGACTATCAATATTCACGAGTGTAGTAAATTCAGGTATGTTCTTTAGTTCAGGTACATCTGGTATGACACCAATGGCAGCTAAGACATAATCAGCTGAAATAACTGAATCTGTTAGGTGAAATGCAACAGGTTGTTCATCATCACTTGGTGATTTTATTAAATTAAAATCAATACTATCAGCTAAAGTACCTAACATCTTAGACAATAATGGTGTATCATAAACACCAACTTCAAACTCTGGTAAAGTTTGTTTTGACAAAGTTAATTCACCCAATAGACTTTTGTCTGGTGAAATAAACCTAGTGGACAATGTATCTCCACTTGATTCCCATTTGACAGAATTTACATTTCCGCCAAGATTGTATTTTTGGATAAAAGTATCCAGTGTTATTTTATTCATTTTA